ATGCTTTTGCAAAAAGAAATAACTGGGAAGCAAAACGTATGGAGACAACCAACATGATACAACAGTTAGATGGCGAGGATGGACGGCCAGATATTTTTGTGACTGAGGTCAGGAAAGAGATAAAAAATCAAAACATAAGACTGATAAAGATTAAGGCTATGAAAAAATTAGACCCTTCTATTAGTCCCATAAAATATGAGGAGGTACCTTTTTAATGGCAAACATACACAAAGAGTTTGAAATAGTTAGAGAAACAGAGAAAGCAATTCTGTTAGCGGTTGATGGAGTTGAGTTTTGGTTACCTAAATCTGTTATACATAATATGTTCATTACAGAAACTGGTGAAGGGCGAATGGCCGAAGCTTTTGTTTATGATAAATTTTGGAATGAAAATTATAACAAAGCACAACAAACAGCAGAGCCAGAAATAAATCCTAATGATCTTCCAAGAGATCTTATTAAAAGAATATTAAAATTTATTCACCCGGATAGACACGATAACTCTAAAGAAGCAAATGATTTAACAGCGGAGATATTAAAGTATAAATGAAAACAATAATACTAGGACCACCAGGAACAGGTAAAACAACTACACTATTAGGTTTGGTGGAAGAATTTTTACGTGACGGCGTAGATATAAAAAAGATAGGTTACTTTTCTTTTACACGTAAAGCTGCCTACGAAGCACAGCACAGAGCAGAAGAAAAATTTTTGTTGGATGCAAAAGACATTCCATATTTTAGAACATTGCACTCACTAGCATTTAGATCACTTAACATAAGTAAAGAAAGAGTAATGAAACACACTGACTACAGAGAGTTTGGATTAAAATGTGGCATTCCTATTAAGTCAGCGTGGCACAGCGAAGAAGACGGGGTTTTTAGCTCTGACAATGAATATTTAAGAATAATTAACAAAGCTAGAGTAAAAGGTGTTGACGTATTAGACGAATACGATAACTATAGACACACTCTAGATATAGAGCGAGATCTATTATATCTTTTAGATCAAGAACTTAGAAGATATAAAAAAGAAAAAGGTCTGGTAGATTATGATGACATGCTGGAACAATTTATTGAACAAGATATTTCACCGACTTTTGACGTATTATTTATTGACGAAGCACAGGACCTCTCACCTTTGCAATGGAGAATGGTCCGGACTCTTTGGAAGAAAGCAGACAAGACCTACATTGCAGGGGACGATGATCAGGCTATATTTAGATGGGCTGGTGCTGATGTTGATACTTTTATCGCTCTTAAGGAAGAAGTAGATTACGTGGATACACTAAGTCAATCTTACAGAATACCTGGTGGCCCTATTCACGAACTTTCACAATCGATAATTAGAAACGTATCTAATAGATACGACAAAGAATACATGCCTCGACAGGAGCAAGGAGACCTCACTCATTACTCCGATGTCACTCAAGTCGACATGTCCCAGGGAGAGTGGTTGGTTCTGTCATCAGCCAACCACTTTCTTGATCACATAAAAGAGTTTTGTCAGTTGCAAGGATGGTATTATGCACACAAGACAAAAAACTCTGTTAAGTTAGATTTAATTTTAGCGATAAAAACTTGGGAGAAGTGGAGAACACAAGAGCATTGTTTACCAGTGGCATCAATAAAAAATATTTATAACTATCTAGGACAAAACGTAACCAAAGGTTATCGAACAGGTAAGACTATGGATGAAAACGAAGAAGGTTATTACATAGAAGAGTGTATGAACAACCATGGTTTGCAAACAGATAAAGTTTGGTACCAAGCGTTTGAAGGACTAGATGCAGAAACAGAAAACTACATACGAAGTATGTTAGCAAACGATGAAAAGTTTTCACAAACACCAAGAATAATTTTATCAACTATACACGGAGCGAAAGGAGGGGAAGCTGATAATGTACTCATTCTTCCTGATATTACTAAGTCTGCTATGGACAACAACGATTTGGACCCAGATGAATTACACAGGTTATTTTACGTTGCTGTAACAAGAGCAAAGAAATCATTACACATATTAGAACCAAGAAATTATGAAAGGGCATACGCACTATGAAACACGATCCAGTTAATTTTCCATCACACTACAACAAAGGTGATATTGGTTGCATTGATGCAATCAAGTCTTGTCAAGGTGATGGGTTTAAATACTACCTACAAGGCTCAGCAATAAAATATATTTGGCGCCATGAGCACAAAGGCAAGCCTATCGAAGACCTAGACAAGGCCATTTGGTTTTTAAATAAATTAAAAGAGGAATATAAATGAGGCCGTTACAAGCCCCTATGTTTAGCCCAGAAACAGAATGGGTTCCACCAGTAAGATTACCAGATTTAAGTCAGCATACAGAAATAGCGATAGACTTAGAAACAAGAGATCCAAACCTAAAAACTTTAGGTTCAGGTGCCGTCAGGAGAGACGGGGAAGTAGTCGGTATTGCCGTTGCGGTCGAAGGTTGGTCCGGCTACTTTCCAATAGCGCACCAAGGTGGTGGGAACATGGACCGCGGAATTGTTTTAGATTGGTTTGAAGAGGTTCTAAACAACACAGCTACAAAAGTTTTTCACAATGCAATGTACGACGTATCTTGGATACGTTCTATGGGTTATCATATTAATGGTGGTATTGTAGATACAATGATAGCTGCATCACTATGTGATGAGAACAGATATAGTTACACGTTGGATGCAGTTTCAAAACAGTACATAGGCGCAGGTAAGAATGAAAAGCTATTACAAGAAGCAGCAAAAGATTGGGGCATTGATCCAAAGGCAGAGATGTGGAGATTACCTTCTGCTTTTGTAGGTGAGTATGCAGAAAAGGATGCAGAGATAACTTTAAAATTATACCATGCTCTACAACACGAGATAACAAAACAAGATCTGTGGGATGTATTTAATTTAGAAACTAATCTGTTCCCATGCCTGGTCGATATGAAATTTAAAGGTGTAAGAGTTGACATTGAAAAAGCACAGGCTGTCAAAGAACAATTAGTCGTAACAGAAAAAGAATTACTAAGAGACATAAAAAAATTAGTTGGTTTTGATGTAGAGATATGGGCCGGTGCGTCTATTGCAAAAGCATTTGACAAAATGAAATTGCCTTACGACATGACAGAAAAAGGTTCACCAAGTTTTACAAAAAACTTTTTGGCTACACACCCTGCTGAACTACCTAAATTAATTAGTAGTGCAAGAGAAGTTAATAAAGCAAACACGACATTTATAGATACGATACTAAGGCACGAACATAAAGGACGGATTCATGCAGAGATAAATCAGATACGATCTGATCAAGGTGGTACAGTTACAGGTAGATTTAGTTACAACAGTCCAAACCTGCAGCAGATTCCTGCACGGCACAAGGAACTTGGACCGATGATTAGATCATTGTTTATACCGGAGAAGGGACACAAATGGTGTTGTTTTGACTACAGCCAACAGGAACCTAGAATACTAGTACACTTTGCATCTTTGATGCGATTAGAAGGCACAGACACCATTGTAAATGCATACAAAGACGGCAGCGCAGACTTTCACCAGATGATTGCTGACATGGCAGGTATAGAACGTAAACAAGCAAAGACAATTAACTTAGGTATTATGTATGGCATGGGTAAGAATAAACTTATGGCAGAATTAGGACTTATGAAAGATGTAGCAGAAAAATTAATAAAGAACTATCACCAACGAGCTCCGTTTGTTAAGATGTTATCTGAAGCTGTAAGTAGAAGAGCTGAAGATAGCGGTAAGATACGTACGATTGGTGGTAGATTATGTCATTTTGATTTGTGGGAGCCCCATGGTTTTGGAATAAAGAAACCACTACCCCACGCTGATGCCCTCAGGGAGCACGGACCGGGGATTAAACGCGCGTTCACGTACAAAGCTTTGAACAAGTTGATCCAAGGGTCAGCTGCGGACATGACAAAATTATCCATGTTGGCCTTGTACAGAGAGGGGGTGATTCCCCATATACAAATACATGATGAACTTGATATCTCAGTGGCAAGCTTACAAGAGTCAGATAAGATTATTAGAATTATGGAAGAAGCGGTACAGTTACAAGTCCCGAACAAAATAGATTTAGAACAAGGAGACAGTTGGGGTGACATACACTGATAAAGATCCAGTAGAAGTTACATTAGGTATATGCGAGAACTGCAGTAGCTATGTTCCTTTTATACGATTAATTAATAATGACGATGCTCAAAAGGTTTACCAATGCATGTCATGTAAAGCTAAACATACTCAGTATGTAAACGGAAAGGTAACATTTAATTATTTAGAAGATGCCATCACAGTCAAAAGGAATTAGCAAAACGGCAAAGGGCGCAGCCCTAGAATATTCATCAATCGCTGAATTAACAGAGATGGGGTTGTATGTAGCTAAAAGTATTGACCCATGTTGTCCGTATGATCTTGTAGCTGTGAATCCTGAAACGGGGGCCGTGTATTTAGTTGATGTTAAGAGTAAAACATATAGAAAAAACTGTCCTCCTGGTTGGACAGACAAATCTGTTAGGATAAACAGGGTCTTATCTAAAAGACAAAAAGAATTTACAGAAAAAACAGGGTTAAATATAGAATTATTTATTCGTTAATGTCGGCAGCTAAGAATAAGCCACCGACATATGAAGGTGAGAAGATTATTGCATAATAATTTAAAATAAAGTCTTGTCAAATATAATATTTGCACTATATAGTCCCATATAATAAGTTAACAAAAGGAAAGAAAATGCCAGATATAAGTAAATTTAAATCAGTGTCAGTATCCACAGATACACACGATAAACTAATGAGTATGGCTCAAAAAAGATTTGAGGTACCTGTTAGTGTACAAAAAGTTATTGAATTTTTACTAGAGAAAGAATTAAAAAAGAAAAATGGTAGATCTAACGGGAAATCACGACGTTAAAGCTATTTGCCCGCGATGTGCGGGAAATGGCTTTATTCGTATGCCAGCAGGCTGCGCACACCAAATAAATTGTCCTCAATGTGACAGTCAGGGAGAAGTATGGTTGCCAGCCAATCAATGTCGTATTAATATAGAGGGGGGAACTGAACCTAAATGGATGAAAAGTGGAGAAACTATATGAGTCTTACGGAACGGCGTATAGAAAATTTAATGAAGGTTATGAAAATAGCTAAAGATTATGACATGAAAGTCATATGGAATAGTAAACTACAACAGCTTTTTGATAGAAGAAAGGCCAAAGCTTATGAAAGACTTGAAGATCAAGCTAGAATGGTCCACTAGCGATCTGCTGGTGTGGGTAATTTTAGCAATAAGTTTAGGATTAATGATTGTAAATATCGTAACGATGGCTAATATGTATAGTGTAATCGAAACAATGTGGGCGGAGATACAGCAGGTGAAGGAGACTAATATTAGTTTGTACCAATTTATCGAGGCACATAGAGATGACTTTAATTAAGGAGAACAAGGTGAGAACAGAGATTCCGAATAGGATGATGAGTGCTACTTTCGCTCTACCAATCGATGGTAGAAGAGTTGTGGGTATATTAGACTCCTTCACC